TGGCTTCTTCCTTGTCTTTCATGTAATCGTCAACTGCCTTCACGGCAACTGTTGTGGCGTTATACCATATCTTGCTGGGTTCTACTTTTGCGTTTACAAATTTTACTACTTGTTTTACATCTTCTGTTATCATGGTGTTTTCCTTTGTTGTTATTTTTTTAAAGTGGTTGTACATTTTGTCCATTTGTTCTTCCATCAATTTACTCATTACATACTCCAAAAAGTTTCTGAACTTGGTGACATGAAGCCTGGAGTGTTCACTGATTGTTTGAACTTCTTACCCGTCATCATATTAGAAACTGTTTCTTGTGCTTCTATTGAACTTCTGTAAGTTTCTAAATCAACGATTTTCATTTCAACCATTTCACCTGTTAAATTACCGTGATCTCTTGGAAGAGCATTACCTGTGTCTTTCATACCAAGATGCTCAAACTTGAATCTGCTGTAAGGTTCTTGATTAGCAAACCCTTGTGCGAATTTCTTTTTAATTCTTGTTAATGAAGCCTTTGCATGACTTTCTGTTTTATGGATTTGTCCACCATAAGAATAGTCTTTTTCACTTACTATCTTTGTTGTGTCTGTTCTGTATATTACGTGTGTCATTTGTGCCCTTTTGTTAAGTTGTTGTTATAGTATTATTATACAGTCTGAACTACCAAAATGTCAACCAAAAGTTATCTAAAAGAAGTCCCATTCTATGCGGGTTTTCAGTCTGTGGATAACTTTTTTGTGCCTAAATAGTCTTTTTCACCATAGGTTTTTGCCATATGACACAGAACACACAGGGTTTGAATGTTGCTTTTGGAGTCATCTCCGCCTCGACTTTTTAGGTGTATATGGTCACCATGCATTACACCACGCATGGCTCTTAACTTATCATATTCATCATCGATGTATCCAAACCTTAATTCGTCTGTTCTAGGATCATAGCCACATTTAACACAATCCCAACCTCTGTAGAACGTGTGTGGTCTTTCTGCTTTACCCATGCCACCATATTCCACACATTCCAATTGATGTTCTCTACACAATGTTTGACTGCCTGGACCTTCATACATACTCAACTTGTTGTCACAGTCTTGTAACATACAGGTGTTGCCTTTCAGTTGTTGTTCTGTTAATACAGCAGAACTCTTAAACTTGTCTTTGTCTGGATTACGAATCATTTACCAAAGATCCTTTTTGTCAACTGCATACAGGTGTTTGTACTTGGGTGTTTTAAGTTTGGTGCTTTTCTTAATTTGTGCAATCAGAAAGGGTACACCAAAACGTGGTTCTGTTGCAAAGCCTTTTAAACCATTTTCTTCAAACTCTTCTGGATTTGCTTTCTTGTACCAAGTTTCATATGACAGTTTTGCCTTGCTCCAGAATGATCCTGTTTCACTCCAATTGGCTTCAAAGTATTCTTTACAAAATAATGCGAAGTCTAATAGATATTTGTCATCCACTTTGACTCCATCTTTGAAACAAGCATCAAAGTAATCATAAAGCATTCTTGCTTCTTTGGCTTGTACTGGACGTTCTTCATTGATATAAACCCAATACTTGGCAAACATACGAGTAACATCAACGTCTTTACGTTTTTCCAACTTCTTGGTCATAATGGTATCTGCTAACAATGTGAATGCACCCGGCTCTCTTTCGTCACCAAACTTTTCGTGTGTGGCAAATAGACCTGCGTCTTTAAGCAAGTCATTAATTTTTGCAGTGTCTTGCCAAATTGGATCGTCACTGTTGTCAATTATGGCACCGTACACCATTTGACGATATGTATCGATAAAATCTAATTTTTCTTTGGCATCACCGTTTAGTAAAATGAAGTTCCTACGAATTTCTAGTTTTTGTTTAACTGGATAAATGTTCACAGGAATCATTGTGTTTGCTTGAAGTTCACCAAAAACTTTTGTGAGTATAAGGTACAGTGCAATACTGGTGTGTTGTCCGTCCCATGCAACATAGTTGTCGCCTTCTTTGTACACCTGTATAGGCATTACCATGGTTTGACTGAAATAGTTTAGGATCTTTAATACATGACGCATGTTCACTGGACGTTGCATTGTGGAGTCAATTAGTATTTTACTAAAATCTACAGGAATTGCCTGCACCAATGCCATCTCACTGAATGATGACCAATTGTCTTTATTACGTCTTTTGAATTCTTCTACAACTGCTTCGAGTTGTGCTTCAAACTTTGGTGCCAGTTTGAATGCTTCTGTTATACGGGTTTGTAGAGATACGAAATTACTCTCTCTATGATTGTATTGTTCATTAACAATATCTGCGTGTTTACTCATTTTATATCCTCTGTTGTCGGCATATCCAGCCTAAGGTTAATTTACACAGTTTTTTTAGGACCGCTAATAATATTATACTGTCTTATTGGAAAATGTCAACTGCCAAAAATGTCAATGTTTATGAGGATTTTTTAATCTCGGAATGCGTTGGCTTTGGGATTGTCTGTGAATTTACGATACCATTTGTGTAAAAAATAAAACCATACACCGTTGATCATGGGTTCTATTATGGCATCCATCACCGCCAAATCAAATCTTGCGCCTGTGATTAGATTGTTACAGATCATTGCAATCACAATGTGTCCTATGGTGTATATGATTGCCAATCCAACTGAACTGCCACCTATCAACTTTTTCAGTAGATTAAAAATACCTTGTTTAAATTCGCTCATACTTTATTATACATTATTTTAATATGATTTGTCAAGACAATTTAGTCATAAAAAAAGGCGACCGAAGCCGCCTTTTTAATCTAGTTAAAAACTATACAATTATAATTGTACGCCTTTTGCTAATGCTTTGTAACCTAAGCCTACTACCATTCTAGATGCTTTACCTGTTCTGTATACTTTAACACCAGTTCTTTTGTTAGTGTTTAAGAACACAGGTAAACCTTTGAATCTTAGTGCTTGAATTACTGCGCCTGGGTTACCAGCACCAAATCTACTTTTGATAGAATTTGATGTTAATGCTTCACCGTTAAGTAAAGCAGTCTCTACTCTTTTTTGTATAGTCATAGTTTTTTTCTTAGCCATTGAGCTAACTCCTTTAGTTGTGATCATCTGCTCGTTATTCGATACAGTTGAAAACATTTTTTTTATTGTGTTTAACATATTAATACTAATATACATTCTTTTGTTGTATTAGTCAATAAGGTAGGTTTACCAAATTGTGGACTATCTTCCTGTTTTGCTCACAAACTTCTCAGGACCGGGTGTGACAAATTCCAAACCAACCTGTCTACCGATGTATAAGTTTTTGGTTGGAGCCCATTGCATGTTGATCTTGGCAGTTTTCTGTACCACCACAGTTAAGAACTCTTCTTCTCTAAAAGACAGCACAGCCGCTTCAACTTTTTGTCCGTTCTTTAAACATTCTATTGTTACCTTATCATCAAAATGTGTCGTTTCCATCATCATCCTTGTGTTTGTTTTTTAATTCTTCTAATCGTTTGTAACTGACATAATATATGATGTCAATCCAAATAATATTTAATAGATAGCCAAAGGCAGTAAGTCTAATTCCAAAAAGGTATGGCAAGATAAAAATGACGAACCCGTTAAGAAATATGTAATGATTTATTCTTTCATTAGGAACAGTCCAATACAGCCAACTGATCATACTACAAAAAATTTCTTCTTAATTTTTGTGCTTTTTTTATGTTAACCATTCTTTCTTTTGCTTTTTCTCTTTTAATTTCACTAGGTTTTTTATAGTGTGCTCTGTCTTTCATCTCTTGAAAAACTCCGTCTAGTTTCATTTTCTTTTTCATCACTCTCAATGCTTTTTCTACATTATTATTTCTAACTTCTATTTTCAATTTGTCTCCTATTTCTGTTTGTAACTGTTGGTTATACTAAATTAACTAAAATATAGCACTAATTAGCCATAAAGTCAATAGGTAATTAAATAGTTTTGGAGATGTTAAAATGGTTAAGAAATCTGACAGAGTTATTCGTAGAGAGCAGAAGAAAGCCAACAAACAGATCAAGAATCAGTCACGACACAACTCAAAAAGTGTGATTGAAGAACCGGAAAACGGCGCAACAACTTTTCCAAAATCCCATATAATCACCCTAGATGATCTGACTAAACCAGATTCAGATAAATAGCACTTGTATTTTGATTAGTAACAAATAGACATCTACTACAAGATGTGATCTGCTATTTTTAAATCAACCAATTGTTTTGCTGTAAAGTATTGATCGGAAGGATTGTTGAATTTTTTACGAACATCGGCTAAACCAAAACCTGTTGCATCTCTTAATATCTGCATACATCTTTGTTCACAGTTATTATTTTCTTTCATCTGTGCTTTCATGTCATGCATCTTCGATTCCATAATATCCGAATGCTGATGATTCATGATACCCGTGTTCTTACCAACATAACGTTCGCCGTGTTTGCCGCTGGCGAATATCAAAAAACCTGCACTCATCACAGCACCAATACCAATTGTGGAAATATGATGATGACTGTTTCTCATAACATCAATCAATGCAAATGCTTCGTACAAGTCGCCTCCCACCGTGTTGATATACAGTGTCAGTTTGCGTTTAGGCTTTTTAGTGAGGTTGGCAGACAATATCCATTTGACTGCTTTGCTAACATTCTCTTCGGTGATTTCTCCGTTTAGATAATGAACATCGTTGTCAAACAGTTGTACTTCTGCTCTCTCTTCTGCACTGTAGAATTCGTATTTTTTCATAATGTACTAGTATTTATATTCTAGCACATCAAATGTGTTATAGTGGTAGTTAATGAAATTATTGTGTTTGAGTCCAAGATTGATGAGATAATTCTGTGTCTTCAGCCCATCTAATAAACAATCCTAATTCTTTTCCGTGAGCTTCTATTTCCCAAGGCTGATCCCAATAGTTTGTGTCTTTGTTGATGATGTTGTTTTGCCATCTGGTTGAGTTGGATCTAGACAGATCCACTAGTTCTCCTTTGGAGTACTGTTTCACATGTACCATTTCATGTGCTATGGTCTCCATGATTTTACGTTTAGAACCTGTGCCGTCAACAGTGATAGTGAATTCTTTTGGCTTATGATTGGAATCATCGAAATCAACCTCACCTAATAAACCATCTTCTTTATAGAGTGATTTTGAAAACTCAACATCTATCACAACTGAATCTTTGATTTTTAATTTGTCTGCACAATAATGTACTAGACTTTCTGTTAAATCTGCAATTTTTTTATTAGTACCCGAAACTGTGACGATCATTATGAGTTAGCAATTTCCATTGCCATTTGTTTAATCTCATCTGCAAGAAACTTAATTTCTTCTTCTGATTTGTTGTTAGTAACTGCTTGTTCCACTTCCATGCTTTTCTGTTTCATAGCAGTCAGTTTCAATTTGATATCTTGTATATTATGATATTTCAACATAAGTTAATAATAACACAACTAGATATTGATGTCAACGGTTTATTTTTGAATTTTGGGGAATAGTGCATCTGTGCAGAATACTTCAACGTCTTCTTCTTTAAGTCCCAACGACTTCATCACTCTTGGAGTATGTGGATTTTGTTGTTGATTATGACAGTAATAGTTTTGGGCTTCTATTGTGTCTTCATATTTGGCTGTGTTGTTGTATTGACTTATGGAATCAAAATACACTTTTAGATTTTCTAGTGCCATATCCACAATGGCTTTGGATTCTTCTTCACTGCTCACATTACCTGCGGCAACCATTGATCCGCTGAATATGTTTAATGCCCATTGAGGTAATTCACGTTTTTTACTTGGAATAAATTCTTCCACAGCATCTTTAAACCAATCTATTAATGGGTGATCTTCACCACCAGAACTTTTAGAAAAATCATGAAAGGCGCCGGTCATTTTATTTTTACCTGCAATCACATCAAAACCATATATAGGTCCGTTGTTGTCTAGGTTTGGAAATATACACACGTGCATCATCCATAATCCTTTTGATTCTCTAGCATCCACAACATCTATATGACAACGTCTACAATCTTCAGTTTTCCACACTCTGTTGATCCAACCATTGTCTGGCTGATTGAATTGCGCCATACCTTCTTCTTGAATCTCTGTGCCTCTGGCATCGAACTCTTTGATGATTTGCTCTTTACAATCTATTAATATGTCCCAAATTTTGCTCATAATTTAATTTATAAATGGATCGTCTGTTTTTATTCCTTTCAATGCTTTTACTCTGGTCGTTAAACTGTCTATTGTTGTATAGATATGTCCAGTATCACTTTCTTGAATTAAACTTTTGAAATATTTAATTTCGTCTTCTAAAATTTTAACTCTAATTAAATTACCAGGAAAGTCTTTAATTTGTTTCTTGGGCATTGTGTAAATCTTTGAATAATTCTGTAGCAAATTCAAAACACAGTCTAGCCTCATCTGCCATACTGTCGTCTGTTTTGTTTCTGATTCTTTCTTTAATTTCTTTAACGTCTGCTCTTCCGAACTCATACATTGTGCCACTGCCGGGTGCTTTTTTCTTAATCATTTGTCCACCACTTAAATCTCCCATGTGTCTCACATAGATGTGTGCCATTAATTTTTTAGGATCCTCTTTGATTGTGTACATGTGTTGAATATATCGTTCAGTGCTAGGAGCAAGTTCTGGCATATCTTCTTTTGTCCAAAGTTCTTGAAAGTCAGCCAATATGCTTGGGGCTCTACGTATTTGTGGAAAGTCGTTGAGTAGTCCATGCGACATTGCACAGGCTTCTAATAAATTGTATATGGCATGTTGATTGTACAAGAACTCTGCATACAATTCTTCACTCATTTGTCCACTCATTAATACTTTGACAAATCCTTGTCGTTCTGCATCTTGGTGTACTTCTTTTGTTAACTCTTTCAGTCCCATTAAAATCCTTCCGCAAACATTACTTTGGCATTTGGAAATCTACTTTCAACAATTGATTTGGCTTCTGATGCTGTTCTGCCTTCTTCTGCTACTTTCATTGGTGCTTTGTTTTCTAGTGTTACCCAAAAATAATATTTGTTCATTCTTGTTCTATTTTTATTTGCAAAGGAAAACCTCGGTCTCTGCTTATATTAGTGGCTTCAGTTCCTTTTTGCTCTGCTAATTCATATGTATATAAACCTACTACTGCAGAACCTTCCTTGTGAATCTTGATTGTTATGTCTTTGGCTGTTTCTGGAGTGTGTTTGAAAACTGTAACCAATAGCTCTATAACAAAATCCATTGGAGTTACTTCATCGTTCAACATGATAACACTGTAATCTTTTGGTGTCTTTAAAATTTGCTTTATTTTCGAATCTACTTTTACTTCTAAATCAGTTGTCATATTTCCTTCTTATTGTTAGTTAGGTAGGGTGTTGCCACCCTACCCATATTCCAAGTTACTTTACTTCGATTGATCTTGCTTTTTTACTTTCTGGAACAATTCTTTCCATAGATATTTTTAGCAAACCATCTTTAAGTTCTGCTCCTTTTACTTCCACATCGTCAGCAATAGTAAAGGCTTTAGAAAACCATCTCTTACTGATGCCTCTGTGAAGCATACCGTCTATGTCTGCATCTTTGGCTTTTTCCTTAGATTTAACAGTCAACATACTGTCTTGGTAATCTACCTCTATGTCGTCTTTTGAAAAACCTGCAAGTGCAAGTTCCACGTCATAAGTGTATTCACCAGTCTTCACTATGTTGTACGGTGGGAAGTTTGTAGCAGTCATGGTGTTGAAATTGTGATCATCCATCATTCTTTCGAAATGATCGAACACATTGTCAAATCCCACTGTTACGGGTCTTAATTGATTGAATATAGATAGTGTTTTGTTTGTCATCGCTTTTCCTCCTTGTTAAGCAAGTTTATATAATGTAAGACCTATCAAGCATCTTACACTAATATTTATCACTTTATTTTTTGTGATACTGTATTATATAACAACTCTATGGAAAAAATCAAGAGCTTATCCATGGATTTTTGTTATTAATTTTACCAAAATCTTTCTTGCTGATTCCTTGTTTTACTCCAATATTAAACTCTAAACCTTTGGTGTCTGCTGTTAAAGAATAATCCAAACCATCATATTCTATTTCGTGAACAACATCCACACCGGCAATTGTGCTGTATCTTAACCATAAATTTGCAAGGTCAAAGTTATACAGTTTTGATTGAATTTTTTCTTCTGTGTACCAAACACCTTTTTCATTGCTGATTCCGTAGAAATAGTGCTTGTCCAATAATTGAGCTGAGTCATAGTTATAAGTGCTGGTGCTAACTATTCGTACACCTTCTTTTTCTAATTGTTGTTTATCTAAGTCTAATCTTAACACAGTTTCTTCCAAACGAAATTTTTTATCATATCTATCAATGTACAGTGTGTTGTCACGGTTTAAAACAATACCCGACACATGAGCAACGTCATCATACTCATACCACTCTCTGTTCAACTGTGCGTTTGCAGGAACTTTTCCTAGCATGTTGATATCTCGATACTCAGCCATATAACTTCCAAGTTTTGTATTTGTTTTCTTGTTCCAGTATTTGTATACTTGGGGAGTGATAACTCCTATCACACTTTCACAACCAACACCTTCGAGTCTAATTTCGTAATGCTTGGTTTCGTTTTTTATGTGTTCTAAAAAGTTGCGTTTTTCTTGAATTGTTGCCATTGTATCAATGTAACACAAATGTTCTATTCTGTCAATGGTGGATAGCCATTCAACTTTGCCAATTCATCGTTGTCTTTGGACATGGCTATTGAAGTATTAAAGCTCATTGATATTCTGGCACTGTCTGATTGGTTGCCGTCCACAGAATGTTTAACCCAACTTGGAAAAATTAATACACCTCCACTTATTGGTTTGTATGTGGCTCTTACTGCACTGATGTGATTTCTTTTTGGCATCACTCTTGGTAAGAAAAATTGTGCATTGTCTTCCCTTTCAAAATGTATATTGCCCATGTTTTCTTTTGGTATATCGATGTAATACACACCACTCAATATACTGTCTCTATGATCGTGTGGATGATTGTAATCACCTTTGCTATTGATATTCCACCAGTAATCGCTTATCTGTAAATCCATTAGTCCTGCCATCTTGGTACATTCGTTAATAGAGTTTTGAATACTTTGTATAAACCTTTCCACAGTGATTGGTCTCTCATCCAGTATGTCGAACGATTTACTTTGCCAACCGCCATAGTTAGATGCTACTTTACCTTGCTCATCTTGTGCTTTTAACTTAATTACATATTCTTTTAATTCTGAATTATTAATCTGTTTCAATTCGTCATTCCATATCACAGTAGGAAACCACAAGTCTGCTTTGACTGTCATTATTTTTTCTCCAATTCTTCTATTTTGCTAGGCAAAAATTCTAGGTCGTATATTTTGTTGTTGTTGATTAGGTTATAAGCAAACGCATCACTGCCGTCATAAAAATAATAACAGTTTGGTTTGTTTAAAATATATCCCAATAGCCATCTATCTTTAAAAGTACCATTCACATCTAATATGATAACATCAACAGAATTTATAATTTCAATTAACCATTTGATATCTTGTTGTTCATCAGGATCTTCTACTCCAAACATATACAAATTGATATCGTTCTTAAATTTTAATGCTTTCTGATTAAAGTCTTCTTTGACAACTGTTCTAGGGTTTATCATCAACACACTAGTATTACCGTTAAAAAGTTTATCTGGTTCAGTGATTAAGTTTAGTTTTGGCATACAAATAATTATGCTGTTATTCGTACAGTTTCTTCCAATGTGATTGTGGTGATTGTTCCTCGTTTTGGCTGTATGATTTTGGATACACAACCTCAGTTAAGTCTGGTTTTATTCTTCCTGATGTTCTTTTTTGACTTGCTGGTTCCGTTCTCTCATTATGTACGAAAGACTCTTTTTTTTTTGAAGTGCTTCTGCCTCTGCAAATGTGCCTTTAGTTGGTACAATACCAGTAATTGGTTTCCCGGTATTATCGTCTATGCCATCATTGTTTTCATCAACTTCTTCTATTGGCTTAGATTCTTGAACATCGTATTTTACTTCGTCTTCGTTGAACCCATCTACTTCTTTTGATACTTCTTTTTCTGCTTCTTCGTTGAACCCATCTACTTCTTTTGATACTTCTTTTTCTGCTTCTTCAATCATTTGATTCCATTGTTCCAATGGCATTGGTGGCTCTACTTCAGCCTTATATGAATATTCTTCTAATGCTTTTAGTTCTTCTTGTTCACGTTTTTTAAATTCTGCAAGTTTTTCAGCACTAGGAATTGTAGATACTGGTTTCTTTTCAGCAATATCGCTCAATTTAATTGTGGATACTTTCTTATTGGCTTTTAAAGGATTTGCTATGTGTACTTCTTTTTGTTTTTTCACAATTTTAGTTAAACTCTGTCCGCCTGACGGAGCCGGTGGAGTTGTGGGTGCTGGTGGAGTTGTGGGTGGCGTTTTAGGTGCTGGTGGTAATTCGCCATGCTTTTCAATATATCTCCATCTAAATGTGTACTGCGAAGCAATCAACAATAATACTGCTAATGGATCAAACACAAATATAATTGTAATGATTACCCATCTCACTGCTTCTTCTAATAAATTTCTATCTGCTTGTTCGCCATACACAAATTCAGCAATATATCTAATAGGACCTACTTCTGATTCCAGTTTCATTAACTGACTTTTTAATGGTTCTTGCTCTATGATTAACAGTTCTATTCTGCCTTGTGCATCAAATATATTTTTTTCTGATGTTTGTATAGAAACATCATTTTTATCTAAGGAGTTGTTGATTTGAGCTCTTAACTTGTTGATGTTTTCTTGAGCATCCGATACTTGTTGATTAATTCTGTCTCTTTCTACTTGTTGACTTTTACGTACTTCCAGTCCACGTTTGATGTTGTCTCCTTTAAATAAACCTTTACCTTGATCAGTGTATGCTTTAACATCTGCATCTAATACTTCTAGACGTTTGTAAGCATCATCTATCTTCTTTTGTTCTATTTGTATGTCTTGATTAAACCTGTCATTACTGCCCGTGCTTTGCCCTGTTAGACGCTCTAACACGTCCTTTTGACGGTCTATATAACTGTTCTCTGCTCTTACTTTGTTGTCTATGATTTCAATTCTTTGTGTGACTGTGTCTGAGGATAAATTTTGGTCCACGTGTGCTTTGGATAAGAATCCAAATATACCCATGGAAGTGATCAGCATTAAAACTAATACTGCTATTGATAGATAGGTTCGTAACCACCAAGCCGCTTTGCTCCAATACCTATGAAGCCACACAGCCGTTACCAACTTACCTACTTCTAAGGCAGTACCCATTATAATGATTGGCACAGCCGCCGCGGCAAAAATTGCCACTAGTCCAGCCACTGAGTAATAGATTGCTACACCTGATATAGTGAGTGCTGTAAGAAATGTGATAAGTCCAAATAACATACTGTTTCCTTTTTCGTATGCTATATTTACCTAATTTTACCTAATAAATTGCCAGCCGTGGTATGCAACATCTTTACAGGCAGTTTCTTTAAAGTCTCTTATTTTGTCTTTCTTTTTAATCTGTGTAAAAATAACCCTGCAATAACCACCACCATGCGGATAACTTGCAACCACTTTTACAAAACCATGTGTATCAGCCTTCATAGTATGCCATGCAACCACTTTACCTTCTTCTAGGTTGTCCAAGGCAAAATACACAGCCTGAGCCTGCTTCTTTTGATCTTGTTTGGATAACTTACCCATATTGTTTCGTATAAAATTATACCAAATTTCTACACTGGTACCTGCATGAGTATAATTATGACTCACACTATTCTGACTGCTTATACTTTTATTGGTAGTGGCAGTTGTTCCACAGGCAGTTAATAACAAACTACCTAATAGGATTAACCATTTCCCACGAGCCATCAAACTTTTGACAAACATATCCTTTTTTCCTTATCCATTGTTGATTGATATACATATCGAACCAATACTCTTTGCAATCTTTGGCTATACCTGAGTATGCCAAAAAGTCTTTTGCTCCATCATCACACACCAAAGTTTCAACTATCTGCTTGTCAATAATCTTTCCTTGTGTGTCTTTTGTGATAACAGTTTCTGTTTTAACATTGCAGTATTGATCTGACCACGGTCCTCCTGCTTGAGCAGACGAACCAACGACAAACAGTATCAAACCTAGTGCTAACATAATCAGAGCGATTGTGTATAATATTGCCTTCATATTATTTGTCAGATTGCTTTAACACTTTATCCGAGGTGTTGCTGATTTTTAACTTGCTAATTAACTTCTTGTTGTTTTTATCTTCAACAAGGTTAACTATGTTTTCAACATCTTTCTTGGATATCTTCATCAAAACAAATGATCTGTAATTGCTCTTCTCAGTGTTGTATATCGTTAATTTCTTTTCAACAGAATATGTTCTTAACACAGTCTGTTTAATCATATTAACAATCACATCTTGAGCTTCTACTGTGCCAATCATTGACTCAGAAGCACCTTTTTCAGAATAGTTGATAGATGTTTTATTGTTCATCTCACCATTTATTCTATCAGTGATCTTCGCTTTTGCTTTAAGAACTGCCTTCTTCTGAGACATTTCCATATCTGGAGATACTGCTACTGCTACTGCATAATAGAACCCATCTCTAAAGATGAATCCTTCTTTGCCAGTATCTTCGTGGTTAAGATACCAAGCCGGTACCTTCTTTGCTTTTATGTTTTCTGTTGGTAACTGTACCATTCTACCTGAACAAGCAGTTAGAACAAAACCCAATACAAGTACCATTATTATATTAATGTGCCTTTTCATAAGCCTCCTTTGTAAGTTTAAATTATATATGAAATTGCCAAAATAGTCAAGCATTACCTACCAAAAATAAATGGCGTATTCATTGATTTTTTGCAATTGATGTTACCAAAATATTATTTGAGTATCACGTATTCGAAGTTTTGAGTGGTTTCATTCTTTTGAATCAATTTGGCACCATTTCTTAAATGGAATTTTTCTGCCATTTCTGTGAGTGGAGACAGTGTAACCAATCTATTCAAATGATTCGATTGTTTAATCATTTTGTAAACTTCTTTCACAATCATTTTACCACCACCTTTTTTGAGACTCCACACAGTGTATGCTATCGCTATCGAGCCCTGCACTCCCGCTCTGTGTACTGCCTGCATGGCGGCGTCTTTGCTTAACACATCCATTTCTTCAACAGTCTTTGGAATTTCATTAGTGAATGCAAAACACATCACAGCCATAATATCTTCGCCGTGTTTAAGTCCGTAAATTTTTCTACCGTATGAAGTTCTAAATTTTATATCCAGTTCAGGACGAACAGGATCCTTTGTACAATCTACTTCGTGCAGTTCGACCAATTCGGTTTTTTTAAGCCAATCAAAATCGAACCATTTTTTAATCTTTGTTGTGATCGACATCATCATACTTTCTTATTTTAATTAACACAGTTAATACAACCACTGTTAATACAACCACTGAAACTATCATACCTAAAAAGAACAAACCTAATCCCGCTCCAATTTCCATTATGCTCCTTTATACTTTTCATTACCTTGATGCCATCCTATGTCTTCTATTTCTTCACTACAACATGTAGGACAACAATACCATTCTTCTAGTGATTCGTCTTTGTCTAGTTCTTGTGCAACACCTCTCCATTTACAAGTCCAACAAATCCAATTCCATAATTCTTCTTGGTCTGACATTATTTGTTGCCTTTCATTAAGGATATCTCTGTCGCCGCCTTACGTCCTGTTATATCATCGTCATCTGCAAACACTGGCACTTGATTACTCTTGTGCATGGTTGCAATACCAATCAATCTACGTTCTCCTGTGTAACGCATTTCTTCTCTTTTACTGCCAGCACCTTTTTCCATCACAGGTACTTTGTCACCACAAGGTACTCCTTGTCTGTCTTCTATAGGTTCGATCACCAATGTTTCTGATTTCTTTTTTCTAAACTTAATCTTGTCCAACCCCCTCTCTTTTAACCATTCCTGATGTTCCTCACGAGCTTTTCGCAGTGATGCTGTGTCGGGTAATCTGTGGTTGATTTTTTTAGGTTGTTTCAAAATAATAAATCCCATTCTAATATTGTATTGTGTTATTTACTGTTTGTCAAGTCTTCAATTTTTCGAAGTATGATTTGAGGGTATTCTTCGTTGGTACTCCAAGCACTCAGTCCAAACACCATTTTGGTAATATTGGGCTCGTGTTTGTCTAAATCTCTTTCTGCTCTAAACTCTTTGTAAGCAGGATGTCTGTTTATGATTGCGATTACATCTTGTACACTTTGACATTTGGTTTCATATTTCTTAACACCAAATTTAGCATTAGGAATAGACGCAGGTTTCATGTGTGGTACTTCATCTAAACTCCAGGTTCGCACACCAAACATGGCATTACCTTCTGTGGCAAATCTACTAGTACCATGAGCTGATTCCACAATTGCCATTGCCACCAATATGTCTCTGGGTATTCTTTGATCCATTGGTAGTGTCCAATTGATATAATCGATACAGTTATTCATTGCTACAACAAAGGTTTTGGGTCCGTCAAACTTGAACTCAGGTTCATGTAGTCCAAAACTCTTTGCTATCTCTACCATTCTTTTGTCTTCTTGTTTACGAATTTTTTTCTCTACAATGCTGTTGGGATTGAATGTTCCGTAGGTGTATGCTAATAAAAGAACACCAGCCAATGCTAATACTTTGTAACAGAACACTTTTACTTTGCGTACGGTTCTATTAGATGGTGTTAGTTCTCGTTTTACTGTTAATAAAAACTGTAAAAATTTATCTAAATGTTTTTTATACCAAATAGCCATAATATTATTATACATTATTTAGATATTAAATCAAGTGTAAAGATGCCGCTATTTCTTTGGATTTTTTAGGTGTTGTTTGCAAATTTCGTACCAATATTGCCCGCTTTCTCTTAATAATTCGTTATCAATTCGGAGTCTTTCCATTCTCTTGTGTAGTAGGTTCCATTGATACTTTGAAATTACTGTGTTACGATCTTGGAATTTGTCTATTCGTATGAGTACATCGTCTATGATGGGGCAAGTGATATCAGGCACTTTGGGTGCTTTCTTTTTCCACTTTTGCCAAGCAGTTGTTTTCTTTTTAAGTTTAGGCATAACAGTAATATTTAGATACTACAATTATAAACTTAAATGAATACTTAATGAAAGTGAAATGTGGGAGCCGAAACTCCCACACTTGATCTGTTCTGTTGCCCGGTAGATCAACCGCCAAGTGGCCGGTATTAAGCGGCAACCAATTCCGCGTCAGCAAATATGCTAACTGGAACTGTCACTTCTGGTTTAAATGCGTTTGCATTTGTAAGATCCTTTACAGAGATCAGACTGATAAACTCCATGTGCTTTTATGCTCCGGTCGAAACCAAGTACACCCCCTCGAAATAAACCAGCCTATTTCAAATGAGTGTTGGTGGAGGTGGAGGGAGTCGAACCCTCGTCCCAAAAGTGTATTGCACACACTTCAACGTCTACAGTGTATTTAAACAGATTATTGGGTAAATGTCAAGACTTAATTTTAATTGGAGACCATCTACCATCTTTGCTTCTTAACTTGTCAGAATGCTTTACTTCTATGGTGAATTTTTTGGAGTTTTTGAATTCCTTGTCATATGCGAAAGTGAACTCATGTCCGTGTTCAGTTGCAGACTGCCAATAGTGTTGGAAGTCGTTAATCACAATCTTATTCTTTTGTATTTTAACTGTCATATGCTTAATGTAGCATACACACACTAAAATGTCAAGCAGTGATTATTATTGATTGAAGTTTTTGATTACTTTGATATCAGTAGCAACTTGTCTATCTCTGAATTCTTGTAATTGATATTCTACAACATCACCGTCCATAACCTCTTTAAGGTTAGCGGCTTTAAGAGCAGAGATATGTAAGAAAACATCCTTGCCTTCATCGTCTGGTGTAATGAATCCAAATCCTTTTGCTGAATTGAACCATTTAATTTTACCTGTTGCCATATTACTTTGTTTCTTGTTTTCTTGTGTTGTATTTATTATTTTTTTGGAAATTTGTGTGTTGTGTTGCGGATTTTTACACCCGCAACATCAATAAGATTACAATGAGTTTTTTTTCTCTTGTATTTCTTTTCTTCTTGTTTTGGTCGCTTTACCTAAAGTACCAAGAGCTTTTCTCGCTCTAGCCGCCGCCGCTTTAACACCCTTTGTTTCGAATGCTTCAGATTCAGCAATGTACGTTTCGTATGCTTCTTTTATTTCTTCATGAGTCGCCATGATTTTTCTCCTTTATAACGTTATAAATTTCAGCCCAACTTTTTACTCGTTGAACCGAATCCTTATCCTCATTATACATTGTATTGTGAGGAAGGTCAAGTAGCAATGCTACCAAACCCATATCATAACCCAACTGTGCATTAGCAGGTTTATCTTCTATCCAAAATGTGCCTTCCGGTATTTTAGATAGAGCTTCGTGTTTGTCTGCTCCTGTGTCTAAACATTCAATATGTTCGAACACATCACCAAACACTTGCTTAAGATTCTCTTCTCTCAACAGATTGGCTTTCTTATCCAATGTTTGACTGGTGATCACATAAAACTTATATCCTAGTTCTGCTATTTTTTTAACATTTTCAACAGCACCTTCCATAGGTTTTAATGACTTCATCCATGCACTTTCATTGAATATCTTTACCAGCACTTCACATTGACCTTTGTTCATGTGATAGTTCATATTCACTTCATAATGATCACTGGCATGTTTAGGAAAGCCTTGAAATTCCATCCATTCGTCGAATGATTGCTCCCAATTGAGTAGCACTCCATCACAATCTATTGCTATAATTTTATTCATTATTTAGGTAATGTTAATCCTGATGTACCTTCTCTGTACTGACGTGCCATACCATCTTCTGTTTCTGTGAAACACACAATATTATTTTTGTATATCTCTACATCAGCATTTTGAGGCACAGTGAACACAAATGGTCCAAGACCTATTCCTTTGTTGGGAATATTAACCACTGCTCTTGGTTTTGATATTTTAATTGAATCTTGTGTAATTTCAATCAATTTGGCTAACACTTCTTCACCACTCATCAGTTTGATTGTGATAATATCTCCTTGTTGTAGACTAGGCATCATCACCTCCTTGTTGATCAATCAGTGTTTTTAATTCTTGAAATCCACCAACGTGTTTTTCATCAACAAATATTTGAGGCACTGTTCTTGCTCCTGGAACTGCTTCTTGTAACTGTTGCACTGTCCACGTTCCGTGTGCTATGTTTCTTTCCTCAAACTCTATATTTTTTGATTTTAATAGGTTTTTTGCTTGTTCACAGTATGAACAACCTACGTTGCTCCATACAATCGCTTTAGTTATCTTTGACATTTGGTATCCTTATTGCTCCTATACCTTCTTTGTGAAGGTCTGTTATTTCTTTATCTGATGCTGTACCGTATATATGGTCATCACGTTCTCCTGCCATTGCTTTCCGAGCCTCTTTGGCAAAATCATCTCCAACATCCACACAGTTCTTTTCTACCCATGTCTTAAGATGTTGCAGAGTTGATCGACTGTTGTAAAATGCTGTGTTACTTTTTTTACTTTTGATCTTTTTTGATTTCAAATTTACATTTGGAGCCATTACTGCTCTTCGTACACCTGTGTTATCACATATTGGACAAGCAATCAGTTTTTTAGTTTTTTGATCCAGATACGATTTCTCTGATGCAAACCATCCTTCGAATTTATGATCTCTAGAACAGAGTAAATTATATTTGGGCATACCTAATTGTAACTTCTTTTGAGGATAAAGTCAATGTTTATAGATGATGTTCTGGTGGTTTACAGTCGACGGGTTGACTGTCTTTGTCCATGTACAGACTCAACAACCAAATTATTACTCCCATACCTATCAACACCCAGATGAATCTTTCTTCTGGAGAAGTTAACAAATATGTTAGAACTTCCATACCATTCATTGTGTTGAAGTCTACTGTGTTTTCTGTCATGCTAATATTTATTTGGCATTTAACCGTTTAACTTGCCAACCTGAACGCATGGGTCTGTTGAGTTCATAACTTGCACGTATTGTAGCATGGCTTAGATTCAATGATGCACACAGTTGTTTGAGGTTACCATCAGCAGTGTGCTTGACACCTTTTGGTGAGATCAACAGGAACTGTTTGGCATTGCCGTTCTTACTGCCCACGTGGACTCCTTTGCGTTTGTCTGATATCACCGGTGCGACGAAGGTGCATGTGTGTCCCGTGGCGGCTAGATCCTTATGTCTTGATATCGCTGGCATGCCAGTATTTATGGATTGTAAAAACCGCTGGTATTATAACTTAAATTTGCTGGTGTACTATTTTATTCCCATCAAAGTAAACAGCAGATGACAACTCTTTATTACCCCATATGAAAACGTTTTTTGTCCTGTCGTCTGAAGTTGGGGTCACATCGATCAAATCGTCATCTCTTCTCCAGATGCTGTGTTTGATTGCTACCCATTTGTTTTCTTTTTGGCTGATTGCCACGTAATAACCTTCAATTTTTTCTCCTCCATACCATCTGACTTGACGAAGCACATTGGTATGGCATTCGTTTTCTACAGCGTGTGGCTTGGGGGTTATATCTATTTCTATTGAATTCGTACATCCTAATTTATCCTGAATGCTTTCCAATTGTGTGCTGTCAATAGAAGGTAAAATTGCGTCTGTTATTTGGTGTATACTTGCCATCCTGATCTCATTGGTCGGTTATATAAATGACTTGCGTGTATTGTAGCATAACTTAATCCCAAATCCAAGCATTTTTCTTTCAATGTCCCTTCAATATGATATTTTTTACCTTCGGGGGAAATCAAAACCCATTGTTTTGCATTTGGATTTCTGTCACCAACTCCTTTACCTTTCTTGCTTTCACTAATTAATTTCCTTGTATGGGATGATTGTGTTTTTCCATACATGGGGTTGTTTTTTCCCTTGGTCGCTTTGCTAATTTTCTTTTTTGTTTCTTCGGTATGAGCCATGGGTCCGTGCCCTCCTCTTGCTATTTGTTTTAATCTTCTTTTTTGTACTTGTTGTTTCCAGTCAGCACCGTATATCTCTTTGTAGGTCTTGCCCTTGTGATTTGGTGGTAGGCTACCTCCCTCTGTGAGGTTGTATCCGTTCGGTGCCATAGTGTTATGTTTCTCTATGTACCGCTGTTCGTTGTCCACTGTGTCTTCTGCGATCACTTTAAACTCAATCTTATCTAGTCCATATTTTTTGATTGCTTGAAATACTAAAGCACTACCTTGGTTGTGTCTGTGTCCTTCCCATCGTGCTCGTGGATTGGTTGTATAACCGATATAAGATTTATTGTTGACTGTGTTTGTTATTTTATAGATGTAACCCATACATCTATTTATCAGACTGAAGTTGAAACCTATTAAAGTTTGAACTTACTGAACTGGCCTTTTTTCACGTCTTGCTTGATGCCACCAACTATGTAAGATTGAACTTGAGTTTGTTGGGGAGCCACCTGCATGCCTCTGCTCGACAGCCAATGCTGTGTCCAAGGTAATGGATTTTGAGATGCTGATACATCGTAAACAGCATCGTACCCTAATGCTCTCAATCTTTTGTTAGCAATCCATTCGACATATTGACCTAGTAATTTTTCATTAAGACCTATAATTGATCCATCTTTGAACAAATGTTTTGCCCATGCTTTTTCTTCTTCCACACAGTCTTTGAACATTTGTATCACAGTCTTCTCTGTGCCTTTCATTGCTTTGGTCATTTCAGGATCATCTCCTTTTTGCCATGCTTTGATAACATTGGTAGACAAGTTTAAATGTGTTGCTTCGTCTCTAGCAATCAATGAAAGTATCTTTGCTGATCCTTCCATCAGTTTAAGCTCGCCAAATGCGAATGTACAAGCAAATGATATATAAAATCTTAATCCTTCCAACAAGTTCACAGTGTTCATTGCATAATATAATTGTCGCTTTAAATCAAGTGTGTCCACTTTTTTGCCCACTTGATAGTCTAATGCCATCTTGCCAAACTTGTCGTACTCTTTTGTTACTGATTCTGCTCTCTTTAATATTTCTTTATCATCCAGTATGGTGTCAAACACTTCTGCAGGATCTGAATAAATGTTCTTCATGATGTGTGTGTATGATCTTGAGTGTATTGTTTCAAAGAAATCCCAAGTAACAATACATCCTTCCAGTTCTGGATTAGAAACATATGGCAAGAACATAAGACTTGGTCCTCTACCTTGCACTGAATCCAACAGTGTTTGATATTTTAAATTTGATGTGAATATGTGTTTCTGTTCTGGTCTGAATGATTGGTAATCTGCTCTGTCTTTTTGTAACGAAACTTCTTCTGGTCTCCAAAAATATCCAATCATGGTCTGATTAAGTTTATCAAATTGTGGATATCTGAAATCGTCATACCTCTGTATGCCACAGTCCGCACCAAAGAACATGGGTTGTTTCAAATAATCTACTTTTTGTTTATTGAATACTGTTTTTGACATACTCGTATTTATATTGCACACGCATCACACGTTTCATCATCTTCTAACTCTGCTAATTGTTCTTCAACTTTTGCTTCGTTATTCAGTTGTGCAGGTTCTACATCTATGCCTGCTGGTTGAACATCTTCTTCCTCACCTTTGAAGTCGTAAGTGTTTTGATAGTAACTTGTTTTCCAACCAAGTTTATATGCTGTCAGCATGTCCTGTGCCATCACTGAGATTGGAACTTCGTTGTTCTCAAAGTGTGTGGGATTATAACTCCAGTTGCCTGATATGGCTTGATCAAAATATTTCTGCATCATGGCTACAACATTGATGTAACCCTCGTTGCTTGGCATGTCCCAAAGCAATGTGTAAGCATTCTTTAGTTTAGGGTAGCCCGGTGCTATCTGTTTCAGTGGACCTTTCTTACTTTTCTTAATTGCCATTAATGCTCTTGGTGGTTCTATACCGTTGGTCTCGTTTGAAACCACTGAACTGCTCTCACTTGGCATCTGTGCTGACAGTGTGCTGTGTCTTAGTCCATGCTTGGCGATGTCTTTTCTCAATGACTCCCATGCCATTCTCTGTTTGTGTGGCACGATCTCGTCCACTTCTTTTTTGTAGTGGTCAATTGGCAACAAACCGTCTGCGTATTTTGTCTGTTTAAATCCTTCACAAGCACCTTTTTCCTGTGCTAATTTGTTAGATGCTTTTAATAGATAGAATTGAAATGCTTCAGACAATCTGTCCACAGAATCCCAAGCACCTTTATCATGATATTTGTGTCCTTGTTTTGCTAGGTAATGTGCTAATCCAATATATCCTATACCTAAACTTCTTCTTGATTTAGTGGATAGCTCTGCCGCTAACACAGGATAATCTTGATACTCTATAATTTCTTCCAATGCTCTAACTGCCAATTCACATAAGTTTTCTAAATCGTCAAGGTTGTTTAATTGTCCAACGTTGATTGCACTCAATATACACAGTGCTATTTCTCCTTGCGAATCATCTATTGAACTGATTGGTGTTGTGGGCAGTGTGATCTCTTGACACAAATTACTCATTGATACTTTGTCTTTGAATGAACTGTGCGTATTACAATGATCCAAATTCATGATGTAGATACGTCCTGTTTCTGCTCTTTCTTTTAATAAATCAGAAAATAAATCTTGTGCTGGTATTGTCTTTTTATTAACTGATGAATCTTTTTCATATTTTTTATACAGTGCATCAAACTTGTCGGTACCAAATGCATCATATAATCCTGGTGCATCGTGTGGTGAGAATAATGTGATGTCTTCATCGTTCATAAATCTCTCATAGAACAGTCTCGTAATCTGTATTGAATAATCTAACTTACGCACTCTGTTGTCTTCTGTGCCTTTGTTATTTTTAAGCACAAGAATGTCTTCAATCTCTTGATGCCATATTGGAAAATGTACAGTTGCTGATCCACCACGTACTCCATTCTGGGTGCAACATCTCACAGTTGATTCGAACTTTTTAAGGAACGGAATCACTCCTGTGTGTTGAACCTCTCCACCTCTTATTTTTGCATTGATGCCTCTGATACGTCCTGCATTAATTCCTATGCCTGCTCTTCTGGCAACGTACAATCCTATTGCCATGTCGCTTGAAAAAATTGAAGACAATGTATCGGCACTGTCTATCAGTACACATGAAGCAAACTGTCTGATAGGAGTTCTCACTCCTGCCATTACTGGTGTTGGAATATTAATCTTAAATGTTGATACAGCATCATAGTATTTTTTAACATACGACATTCTATTTTTTGCTGGATATTCTGCAAACAGTGTTGCCGCAATCATCATGTACATGTCTTGTGGAGTTTCGAATAAATCTCCTGATGATCTATCTTGTACAAGATATTTGTCTACTACTTGTCTTAAACCTGCATATGTAAAATCAAGATCTCTTTCTCTCTTGATCCATGTGTTCATCTTTTTGATCTCTGATTTATTATATTTTTCCACAATGCCTTTATCGTACACACCTGCTTTAATATTTCTTAAAATTAATTTTAACAAAGGCATATATTCATATTGACCGTGTGCTTCTTTACGCACATCATATGAAAGTAATCTTGCCGCGGCATATTGATAGTTGGGTGATTCTAATGATATGAGATCGTTTGCTGAACGCACTAATATTTGTTGAACTTCTTTTGTGGTCATACCATCATAGAATTGTATGTTGGCGTTAATCTCTATCTGTGACGAACTTACTCCTGCTAGTCCTTCGCAGGCTTCTTCCACAACAAAATGAATTTTGTCAATGTCTAAAGGTTCTGACCTTCCGTCTCTTTTCTTAATTTTAATTGCAGATGTGTTAATAATTTGTTCCTTAGACGTATTCAATTCCATTATATTCCTATTCTTATTCTTATTAATTCTTTGTATTTATCAGTTCTTGTATATGGGTAGTATATTGCAGAATGTAGTTTTTGTCAAACTCTGATTTGCTTAATTTAGCCATAGTGTGTGTGTTTATTAGAGTGTTTTTCATTTCAATTATGTAATTAAACTTCTGGTTGTTTGACTTAAATTCCTTTTTATAAACTGTATGTATCTTAACATTTTCATCTTTAAAATTATCAGTTAATAACACAGTATAACTGACTAAGAGAGAAATGTCAACAAGATCATATTCATTTTTTTCAATCAGTTGCCAAGGAGTAAGCCAGGTGTCTCTTTTGTAGATATTGGTGTTGGTTTTGGTTCGAGGACAATTTTGAAATATATTGATCAACACATCAACAGGATCCTGCAGTTCGTTAACCAAGTTCCGTATGCTTTGCCAATCTTCTAGGCGTTCGATGTAATCACCGTAAAAAATATTAGGCTTATGAGATATTTTGAATTTGGATTGTGACATTGGCAGATTCGAGTGAGTTGACTGGAGCAGGATTAATTGCTTGAACCACAAGAGTTTCGAAATTAGCATCTGCATCTAGATCATTCAGTGTCACTTGAAAATTTAATTGATCTGCATTTGTTCCTTGGAAGTCATAATCGTCACTGATATGACTGGTGTTGTTTTCTTTGTCTATCAATATTTTAAGAGTGCCTTTTCTCATTCCTGTGTCTACTGTGTTTTTATAAACATAATTCATATGAATTGTTTTGCTAGTGTCTGTGGGTAATCTTAAAAAGTCAGTGTATGCATTCAATTGACCGATATTGAATTTTGTTGTGAAATCAAAGTTACCTGAGTATGCGCCTTCTACTTCTGTAATATAAGCAATATTGTTGAAGTTACGTATCATTGCTTGAGTTCTAGAAAAGAAATCATTTGATGAAACATTTCCTTGGAATGGTCCAAGAGTTGAATCCCATGTTGGTGAAGAGACAGTAGGTAGATGAAATTTAATTACACTGTGTTTTGGTGCAGTATCTAAACCAGCATCGTTACCAACCATTGAAAAATTGTTTGCTTCACTGATGTTGCCTTGACCGTGTTTAATCCAGATACCTTGCAAGTTGATATCAATAAATTTTGAGTTGCTGATGGTGTTGTTGATTGGACCTGTGGCTTGTCCAACCCCACCTAAAGTGGTATTTTCACCAAACACAATTCCGTATCCACATTCTTCAATTATTGAATTATTAAATGTGTTGTGTACAACATCATCGTCACTTGATACAGCATATGAAAAATTAGAAACTTTGATCTTTTCAAATGTGTTGTCTTTTGAAGGCCATAATATAGAAGTGAAAGGCGGAATCACATCAAGTGTGCCGCTTATTTTAATACCAATTTGAGTTGCTACCATCGATGCACCTAGGTCCTGTGTCCATGGACCCTTAACATTTATATCTGTGAATGAACTGTTTTTACAACTTGCTAACACTAATCCGGGCTGTGTGGTATTACTGTTTAAAGTTAAACCTTTCAATTCAATATTAGTTGCCTGATTTAATTCAGATGTTTGTGCCGCAATGCCCTCACCGTTAATTGTTTCCAACACAGGAAATACACCTGTTTGGTTAATCACAGTTTTGTCACTACCATCTCCAATGATTGAAGCATATGGTGGTAATTTCAAACTGTTTGTAATTTTGTATAAGCCTGCAGATAATTTTAATGCAATTCTTTTTTTGTAGGTGTCTGCATCTGGTGAACTACTCCAAGGAAGAAACAGTTGATCTATTGCTCTTTGTAATGCTAGAGTATCATCAGTTGATCCATCACCTGTTGCGCCAAACGATTTGGCATCAATATTGTCATCCAGTCTGTTTTGTAAACTTCTTTTGATAGGAGTTGCTGACGTAACTCCTGTTTGTATATTTGAACCATTACGGTAAGTGTATTGATCACTCAATGTAAACAAGTTGTCGTGTTCTGTTAATACTTTAGAATTACCTACTGCTGGTGCACCTTCAGACACAGCACCATTACCTATGTAAAGTTCTTGTGTGTCCACTGCCCAACCAAGTTCTCCACCTGCAAGTTGGGGTAATCCAGAACCTAGGTTCTTTCTACCTCTTCGTATTTGAATTCTTGATATCGATACAATTGCCAATGTTTTTCTCCTGCTGTGTGTATTTATCGAGTGTGATGGTATAATTGATGTTGATTTAAACTGTGTGTTTAATATAGTACTCTTCTACTCTACGCCACCACTGATCTTTGTATTTGTTGTAATTTAAGGGTGTTATATCAAATTGCTGGTACGTTAGATCCCTAGCACACATGAATACATGTCCTTCTTTGATGTCTGTGCCGTATGTTTCGTTGTGTGCTTCAGCATATGCCACCAACTGTAAAAAATAATCCCCAATCCATTCTAACTTTTTAGGCTTGTTTGTCTGTTTAAAGTCAATGATGCAAGGTGCTCCTTTGTATTCTCCTACACAGTCTGTGGTACCTGCATATATTTTTGGGAAATATAATCCAATCTCTGAACCCCAAATTTCATTCATATCCACCAATGCATTTTTATGAACAACTTGCGCCATTTTAAATGCCTGCTGAGCATACGGATTAGATCCTGGAGAGGTCCAATCGCCCAACTCAATATAATCTTCAAGATATTTGTGCATTCTAGTTCCAATGCCCGAGGCTTCTTTAGTGATACGTACAGCATTTTGTTCACCAACTCTTTTGCGCCATTCAATAAGATGTGATTTGTCTTTGGTTGCGTCCAGTATCGTGGTAACTGATGCCACAGCATTGCCGTCTGGACATTGGTAAACTCTCTTGCCATTTAAAGATGATCGTGATAATTTCTTATAATCTATTTTGTTTGTAATTAAAGTCATTAATTTTCATTGTTGTTATTTTCTGTAGACAGTCTATCCAACTCATCTAACATATCATCCTGTGTTGGACCGTCCCATGGATTGTAATCGTAATAAGGTTTAGTTGTACTGTTAGGATCATCTTCACCAACAACCTGTTTTACTTCAGGCACATAATGTTTCATTGTTGACTCTATACCTTTCTGCAGAGTGGCAGTACTACCTGCACAACCTGAACAGGCACCTTTCATCAACATGGTTAATTTTCCTGTATCAACATCGAACTCTTTTGCTTCAACTTGACCTCCGTGAGATTCAACTTGAGACTTGATATATTTTTCAATTACGGATTCGATGTCATGAAGTATTTGTTCTTTGGTTCTATCCATGTCTTAATATTATAATACTATTGGTGAAAAGTCAAGTATTAAGTGCGTTTTTTGGTTGCTCTCTTTGCCATTGTGTTTAAACCAGCAGAGCGATCACCTTTTTTTGTAGGAATGTTTGGTTCTTCAGCATCAGTATCAAGAGTGATGCCTGACTTATCGAAAGTTTTAATCATTTTTTTGATTGAAGAACTTTTATTGTAGAGATTTTTAAAACTGTCGTGATTGATTGAGAAGCCTCCGACATTAGTCATTATGTTGTTCAACGCATCAAAACTCAAATATGCTTTTTGATCACGTGAATCAGCACTGCTGATTAAATTTCTAAGAACTTGAATTAACTCTGTGTCAGAGGCTTCAGAAATTAAGCCTTTTTTTTTGACTTTGTTGAAAGTGTTTCTGCTAGTCTTCTAGACATCTGAATGAATGATTCTCTTTTACTTCTGTCTGCTGGTTCCTCGCCGCCTGTTGCAGGTTCGCTTGCCGAAAAATCATCTGTTTGATCTGGCATATCTGCATCATCATCTGTTGTAGGTTCCATTGCTGGTTCTTCACTGTCGCTATCCGCACCAATTGTATCTGGTGCTTGTTCGCCTGTCAGAATGGCTACGCCACCTGTTAGTGCTTCTCTTGTTGCTTCAAGTGAAGTGTATAAAGATTCTAAACTTGGCTTCACTGAATTTGTAAATGCTTCTGATTTTTCCACGCCCATTTCATCTCTAATAGCGTCTGCTAATTCTAACATAGTTTCAGTCTGCATAGATGCTGTGTCTTCCATCCAACCCGTAACTTTATCAACCATGTCTTTGGATGCCATTACTAATTGAGCAGATTCTTCTGCACCTTCTTTGACTGCTGTCTTTTTGTCTTTGATTGCTTTTTTCATAGGTTCTTTTTTATCACCATCTTTGTCCATGTCTAGGAAGTCTGGCTTTGATTTTTCGTTCATTGTGTTTGCTAATAATTCTTCTGCATCTTGCAGTGTAAATTCTTTATCGCCTACTTTGAATTTATCACCTGCTTTCATGCCTGCCGCTTTGGCTTTTTGTACTGCCTGTGCAAATTGATTACCTTCATTTGATTTTTCAATTTCTGCTCCAGTATCGTCGAAATCTTGTTCTACTTTTTGTTTTGCATAATGTAAAGCAGATGATTCGTCACCTTGTGCTGTTGCTTGTCTTTTTTCTATGTCAGCAATAACAGCCTGCTTGTTCATTTTTAATGCTTCTTTGTCCATGTCAATGTAGTCACCAATTATTTCATCTGCTTGGACTAAAATATCGTTTTGTAATTTTGCTTCTACTGTTCTGTCGTTAATGGCAGAATCTATTACGTCTAAAAACATTTTTTGCTTATGGTAGTCTTCGTTGTGACTTAACCCATCAAAGGACTCATTTTGTTCTAGATTCGCAATCTTGTCTAACACACTTGAACGAGCAGTTTCTAACTGTGCATCTGTGAATTGTTCTAGTTTGATTGCTGATCCAAACACTTTTGACAGTCTATCGTTTAACTGTTCAGTTGTTGCTTGGTGTCTAAATTGCTCTATTTTCATTAATGTGTTCCTTTGTTAATTTATTTATCAAATATGTAGTCGTCCAGGGTGTCTCTTAACTTGAGTAAATCTTCCCATGCAATATCGTATCGTATTTTAGCAGATTCTCGCTTGATATCATCATCGGTTCTGGCTATTGTGTGCTTGTAAAACACACATTCATTGTATTTGTGGTGTATTCGATCATCTGTGGATCCTATGTATTGTAAACTGTCCTGCTTGTTTTGGGACATCTGCCTTGCCATAGCCAGTGCCGCTGTTTTTGTGAATGTTGTGGTAACCTGTTTATGGTTTTTTATATCGTACAACAAAAATCCCATGCTGTTTTCACGTACCACAAAGTTTTTGATACGCAGACTGTTGCCGTGCTGAATGGGTAGGCACATCTGCTCTGCTTGTTGGTCTATGAATAATTTAAGTTTTTTAGATAGTTTCTGTAGATCCATTTGCAACCACCAATGTTTTATTGCCACGTTCAATGCGACGTACTAAACTCTTGTTAATAAGATTTCGAATCACTTCTTGTTCTCTTTCTAAAAAATTATCCATATTTGTCATTTCTTTTAGTTTATCCAATATGTGTTGTTCTTCATTGGAAGTTTGAATTACAAAATCTTGTACAAGTTCGTTTATTTTCATTATTGTGTTGCTTTTTGTCTACGTTGTAGATTAGTGATCACAGGATCTAATTCTTTTTTATTCACTGTGATTGATTGAGGTGCTTGAGCTGACGGAGTTTTGGTTTTCATTGTGACTTGATCACCTTGGACTCTGTCCACTTCATAATCTGTTTCTTTGTTTGATGCTGTAGGCATTGGCACAGTGTTACCTGGTTTGATCAAATTTTGATCAGCCTGCCTATTGGCTCGACTTAATGGTGCTTTTATTGATGTATTCTTTATTGGACCTTTGGGTAAACTGTTTGGAGGTATAGGTGCTCCAGTTCTTTGCTGACTGCCCAATGTGTTCAGTGTTTTTTGTAGGTACGGCGTTTCTGTGATATCTTTTATCTTCATGTGCTGATTGCTTTCCTTTTTCCGCCACCGCTTCTTCTGAATGTTTTTCTACTGACACTTCTTCTGTTTGGTCTGTTTCTTGATGTACTGGGTCTATTCAGTTTGCCTAGTCTAATACTTGCTCCAGCAGTTTTCTTTGTTCTAGTTCTCTTAATTTTCATTGTGGATCCAAATCTTGCTTTGGCTTTTTTGATTGCCATCACAGATGACATTTTTTTAGGCTGTGTACACACAGAAGGTTTACTGACCACACGACCTTTTCTAGGTCCTGCTGTGCATCTGTACTTTCTAACCATTTGACCTGCTTTGGTACGTGACCAAATCTGAACAACTGATTCTGTAATTATTTCTGTAATTTTCATGCTTTACCCTGTCTAGTATGAATATTTAGCAGTTATGGGGGGTGTTTGAATTAACCTGGAAATTTTAACAACATCACAACTATTGTGGATAGCAGTCCAGCAACTATTGTGCCTGTAGCACCAATAATCACTTTCACCATGCTCTTGTTGCCCTGACTCATGTCGGCATGGATATCCTCTACCTTTGACTCAATTTTGTCCAAACGAGTTTCAAGGTTTTTATATCTTTGTTCACACAAATCAACGTGTGCTTCTAAATTTTGTTTCTCTAGATCTGTAGCCATTTTCTCTCTCTTCCTGTTATTATATCAATTGTGTTTCTCTTGGAAGATGCCTTTATGCTATGCCTCAATAAGCCTTATACATGTATTTATAACAAGTTAATATTAGTTATCTAACTGTTTAATGAACATGATGTTGGTATGGTCCGTGTCCATGGTTCTGAACACACCTGTTTTGATATTGACAGATTCATCCAGTCCAATCAACATGGGTACCAAATCAAAGTCTTCTTGCAGTGTGTTAATGCTCACAGCGTCAGGAAAGTCAGGTTCAACTATCACTGTCCACACCATGTGTTCTCCCTGATAGTTGTCGCCAAATATCAAATTGGTGATGTCTTGTCGTTCTGCTGAGGGTCCGGAAACAATGTTCATATTGGATCGCAGTTGCAACGAATTTTCAAATGACATGTAGTTGCTGAATTGATCAATTGTCTTACTGTCTCTGTTACGATCACGACGAGCTCCAGTTTTTGTTATATCTAATAATGATAAAATTTTGTATCTCATATGCTGTTGTTCCTAGCATACGTACTTATAAGTCACAAAAAAAGAGCGTCCAGTTTCCTGAACGCTCTTTCAGTTATTCAATTAAGAATTATGCTCTGTCTATGTATTCAGCAATTAAAGTTGCTGTGATACCAGTTGAACCTGTACCAAAGTCAGCCGCCATTGTTGCCGCGCCTGTGCCTTGGATTGCTACTTGTACTGCATCAGTTGTTCCACTTGTGAATACACCTGATTCAGTTAGTACTGAAACACCTGCTACTGTGTGTGCATCGTTAGTGCCTGCCACGTCACCTGCTGTAAGGTATAAGATTGCCGCATCTAGTTCTGTTTGTGTCATGTTTGTTTTTGCAAGGTTGATGATTCTAGTTCTAGGACCAACTCCGTTGCCTGCTTTTGCTATTGCTGTGTTTGTTAATGATGCCATTATTTTTCTCCTGTTTTCTTGTTAATGACACACTTCGCTCCGAAGTGTATATGCAAGTATTTATAAAGTTTTGGTAATAATTGTGTGGTAATATATTATTTACGGCTCTTTTTGGCTCTAGATTGCAGTGCTTTTAGCACACTCACGTATGCTGGGCCTGCTTTCACAATATCGTCAATTAATTGTATTGCTGGTAGATATGCCTGCACAATCGCAGAAGGTATTGATTTGCCTGACAGTGCTGAATCTATAAAACGTTTCACTGCCACAAGATTTTTGCCACCCATGATGTATCTGTACAGTGCAAGGTCTT